ACCCTACGGCGGGACATACTATTCCAAACTCGGCAACGCCTCCTGTTTGTATTCCTCATGCTGCGAAAGTTAATGTTGGGTCGAGTACTGTTTTTGTTAATGGTGAACCTATTGCACGAGTAGACGATTCTTGTGATTCTGGTGTTATTACTACTGGGTCTAGTAATGTATTTGCTGGGTAAATCGTTATAAATATAATCATAACGGAGAGGTTACTTAATGTCAAGATATGACGCTACACAAACTAATGAAAGTACAAGAAGTTCTAGAATTTTTAAGGACCTGAATTTAGACTTTCAACAGAATGCTGCGACAAAAGATATTCAAAAGATAAAAGATATTGAAGCAGTAAAAAGAAGTGTAAGAAATCTAGTTAATACGAATCATTACGAAAAACCTTTTCACCCCGAAATCGGTTCTAATTTGAGAGCAATGTTGTTTGAGTTAATGACTCCTCAAATGAATCATGTAATATCAAAACAAATCGAAAACTTAATTAACAACTATGAACCAAGATGTAATTTAACCCAAGTACACACACAACCAATGTTTGATAGAAATGGGTACTCTGTTCAGATATCATTCAGGGTAAATAATCATCAAGAACCAGTAATAGTAGAATCATTTTTAGAGAGATTGAGATAACATATGGCAACTAAATTAGAAATTTCAGAATTAGACTTTGATGGTATCAAAGCAAACTTAAAAACCTTCTTATCACAACAGAACGAATTTACAGACTACGACTTCGAAGGTTCTGGTATGTCAGTACTTCTTGATACACTAGCATACAATACACACTACCTGGCATACAACGCCAATATGTTAGCTAACGAGATGTATCTTGATAGTGCCGACTTGCGCTCAAGTGTTGTATCATTAGCGAAACAAGTAGGTTACACTCCAACAAGTTGTACATCTGCAACAGCGACACTTAATGTTTTAGTTAGTCCAGCATCAGGTGCTACACTTACAATGGCGAGAGGAACTAAGTTCACGACAACAGTTGATGGTCAATCATACAGTTTTGTCAACAATGCTGATGTTAGTATTAGTCCTGTTTCGGGAGTATATCAATTTAGTAACCTGACTGTTAAAGAAGGCTCTTATTTAAATTACAAATATACAGCGTCTACATCTGATATTGACCAACGATTTATTATACCAAACGATAGTGTTGATACAACCACATTGACTGTGAAAGTTCAAGCATCTTCTTCAGACTCATTAACAAGAACATATACACTAGCAAGTGGTATTACAGGAATAGATTCAACATCTGAAGTTTTCTTTTTACAAGAAGTAGAAGGTGGTCGTTTTGAAGTTTACTTCGGTGATGGTGTTATGGGTAAAGCAATCGCTGATGGTAACATTGTCATATTAGATTATATCAATACGAATAGAGATGCGCCTAATGGTGCCAGTTCATTTACTCTATCAGGAACTATTGGCGGATTTTCAACTGCGGCAGTTACAACAGTCAGTAACGCAAACGGCGGAACTGGACTTGAGTCAATCACCTCGATTAAGTATAATGCGCCTAGAGATTATTCTGCACAAGACAGAGCAGTTACCGCTGAAGATTATAAAACACTTGTTAAGAGTTTATATGCAAACGCACAATCAGTTCAAGTTTATGGCGGCGAAGATGCTGAAGTTCCAGACTACGGTAAAGTTTATATTTCTATTAAAGCAAAGTCTGGGTCAAATCTAACTGTTGTAACAAAAGAAACCATTATAAAAAGTCTTAAATCATATACAGTTGCTTCAGTAACTCCTGTGATTATCGACCCTGAAACAACTTTCATTACACTTGCTGTTAATTTTAAATACAACTCTGGACTAACAACAAAAGATGTAACAACACTTCAGACAAATGTTTTAAATGCGGTTGCAACTTACAACAACGACACATTAGAGGACTTTGCTGGCATGTTTAGATACTCACAACTACTACAGACTGTTAACGAAGCAGACACATCTATTTTAAGTAATATTACAACCGTGAAGATGTACAAGTTAGTAACACCAACTCTTAATGAAGCATTAAAATACACACTTGCTTTTAATAATGCATTATACAATCCTCACTCTGGACATAATATGACAGGCGGCGGTATTATTTCTTCAACAGGATTTAAAATCTCTGATGACGATTCGGTCAGCGAACATTTCTTAGATGATAATGGTTCTGGTGTTTTAAGAGTATATTACCTAAGTGGTTCAACTAGAGTTTATACAGATACAACTTATGGTACTGTTGATTATGCAACAGGCGAAGTTATACTTACATCTGCAAACATAACATCTATTTCTAATGTTGATGGTGCAACAAGTACTTCTATTAGAGTATTTGCGGTACCAAGTTCGAATGATATTGTGCCTGTAAGAAATCAAGTATTATCTATTGACACATCTAACTCAACTATAACTGGCGAAGTTGATGGTATTATAAGTGGTGGTTCACAAGCAGGAACTACTTACACAACTACAAGTAGTTATTCTAGTGGTAGTTCTACCTACTAATATAGGATAACAATGGCAACAAAATACAAAACTAATAAAAGAAAACTATCCTCACTTGTTAAACAACAGGTACCTAGTTATGTCTTAGAGGACCATCCTAAGTTTACTGAGTTTCTTTCGTCTTACTATCTTTTCATGGAATCTGCTGAGTTAAACTTAGATACGATTACAGAGATAGACCAGATAATTTTAGAAACTGAAGGAACAGCAGTCAGTTTTGTATTATTAGACCAGACAGACCAATTCGGACTAGATTCTGGCGGCACAATCGTCAATGAAGAAAATACATTCGGCGGTTCTTTTCAGAAGAATGAAGTCATCACAGGTTCAGCATCTGGTGCTACATCAACAGTTCTTGCAGAAGATAAAAATGATACCACTCGACTATTTGTTTCGGCAAACAATGCTTGGATTACAGGAGAAACTGTAACAGGTTTTATATCTGGTGCAACTGCAAAGGTTGCTAAGTATCGTGCCAATCCTGTAGAAAATCTTCAACAACTTTTAAACTACTCTGACCCAGACCACACGATAAGTGATTTCTTAACTCAGATGAAAGAGGAGTTTCTTAACACAATTCCTACAGACACAGATGAAGCAGTAGATACTAGAAAGTTAGTTAAAAACATTAAGTCTTTATATCGTGCAAAAGGAACAGACAAAGCACATAAAGCATTCTTTAAGATATTATTCAATGAAGCATCTGAAGTTTATAAACCAACAGAAGATATGTTGCGAGTGTCTGGCGGTAAGTGGTCAACACAAAACTTTATTCGTTGTTCACAAACAGCAGAATTTGCTCTAAATGATAGTATTGAATTAGTTGGTCAAACAATCACACAAACAAACAATCCATCTGATGGTAATATTAATACTGCAAGTGCTATTGTAGAAAACATTACTAAGTTTAGAGAAGGTACTGTTGAGATAATCGAAGTAGAAATTAATCCTGAAACGACAGTCGGAACTTTTGTATCTGGTCAAACACTTACAGGCATAAGTAATATTAATGACGAAGTAACTGTTAAGATAACAACAAGTCAGGCACTTTCAGATACTACAATCACTAATGACGGAAGTACACTAACTGTTTCTGACGAGGCAACTTTAGTCGGAGGCGGCGGCGCTGGCGCTCGTATACAAGTTCTTGATATTCAAGGCGCAGGAGTTTCTGAAGTCGTTGTAGATGCCGCTGGCACAGGATATGAAGAAAATGATATTATAACATTTAGTTCAGGAACTGCTGAGGCAAAAGTTGCTGTTGTTAATGGTGGATTTATTCCAGAAGCAGGTACTGTTGATATTCATGTCGAACTAGAAAGTGGCACAATCACAGGCGGCGGTTCTGGTGATTTGTTGTTCGAAGATGCAACAACAGGCGCAAGTGAGAAGTTCTTACATTCATCTTCAAATATGTTTGAGAATGAAGTTAAAACCGAATTAGAAAATGAAGTTGGACATATTTTGTCTGAAGAAGATGGCGGTACTCAAACTTCTGAAAGATTTTACATTGTTCAACAAGATTCTGAACCAGAAACTCCTATTCGTATGGAAGCAGATGAACGCATTGGACTGGAAGATAGAACAGTATTTAATGATAGTTATTCTACAACTTCAATAGTTCAAGAAAACGCCACAGGTAATGGCGATATAACTAATGTAAGAATGATTGCAAGTGGTTCTGGTTATACAACTTTACCAACTGCAACAATCTCAGGCGTAAGATTTATTAAATTAGAAGATGCTACAGATTCAGATTCGTCTACTAGTCGTATTCTTTTTGAAGATGGTGGTCGAGTATTATCGAACATTGCATTTGATGGTGCTAGTGGTACAGTCATTCCATTTGGCGATGAGATTGGTAAGGCAACATCTCTTAATATTATTGAACACGGAATTAATTATACATCTACACCTACATTTGCATTCCCTCATTATGCCGTTGTTAAAACAGTTTCAGGCGCTATTACAGAAGATGAAACATTTACATCTGATATTAGTGGTGCAACAGGTACAGTTATTGACTTTACTGCTCCTCTTTTAAAATATACTGCAACAACAAGTGCCTTAGTTGCTGGAGATACTGTTACTTTCTCAGGCACCGAAACTGCTGTTGTGTCAAAATCTGACCCACTTACAGGCGAGGGTGCGATTGCAGTTAATATTACAACTGCTGGTAAATATGTTAATCAAGATGGACATATATCTGAAGGTTCTAAAAAGATTCAAGACAGTTTATACTATCAAGACTATTCTTATGTAATCAAAGTTTCTCAAAGTATTAACAAGTGGCGAGATGCACTCAAACGAGCAGTTCATCCAAGTGGTTTTTATGTAACTGGCCAAGTAAATGTCGCAACAAATCTTGCTGGCGGTGTAAGACAACCGGTTGGTTCTACAATCTCTGGTGGATTGTTCTCAGGCACTTCAGACAGTCCAATCTACATGAGATTAAATACTCTATTCAATAGAATCTTTGGTAGAAGAACAGGCGTTGGATTCCACACTATGAGTAACGGTAT